GTAGTATACAAAATGGATAAAATGGAAACACAATTAGGATATGCATGTATCAATACCCACCTTCGCAAGTCGGGTATATTTACAAGTCGGTCAATGATCAAAAAAACCTTTAACGCTAAAGGCATTCAGTATGCATCTGAATTAGCATTGCAAAATTCAAAAGACTTGGTGGAAATTATAAAGTGGAATCATGCAAATGGCATCAAGCTATTTCGTATGTCATCAGGAATATTTCCTTGGATGTCGGAGTATGCTATATCGGACCTACCAGATTACACCAAAATATCAAACATATTAAAAGGTGCTGGTACACTGGCTAAGTCATACAATCAGCGCTTATCATTCCATCCAGGTCCATTTGTGGTCTTGGCTTCACCAACTCCGTCGGTCGTAGATAAATCTATTCACGAATTAAACCAACATGCGGAAGTCATGGATCTAATGGGCCTACCACAATCCAACTATGCAAAAATCAATATACATGTTGGTGGTGCATACGGGGATAAAATATCGGCAATGGATCGCTTCTGCAAAAGCTTTAAACGTCTTAGTCCTGGCGCACAATCTAGGCTTACTATAGAAAACGACGACCGTGCTTCAATGTATTCTGTAATGGATTTGTATCATGGTATACACAAAGTTGTTGGCATACCCATTGTCTTCGACTATCACCACCACCAGTTTTGCACTGGGGATTTAACCGAAAAAGCTGCACTACACTTAGCATCTAAAACCTGGCCGGACGAAATCAAGCAATGTGTACACTACTCAGAATCTAAAGCCTTGCACGAAAATAATCCCAAAATAAAGCCGCAAGCTCACTCAGACTATATACACGACAAAATCAACTCGTGGGGCCTACCCCTAGATATTATGGTGGAGTCAAAAGCAAAAGAATTATCTATTCAAGATTATATGACAAATCTTGAAAACTAACCACCAAATAATTTTTTATTTGAGAAGTTATGTCTTATATTTACATGTCTATTAACAATTAAAAGGAGAACTCAATGGCAATTGATCTAAATGCAATCCGCAATAAGCTGAACAAGCTTCAAACAACTAACCAGAGAACATCGAATCTTTGGAAACCAGAACCTGGTAAAAACCAACTACGAATAGTGCCTTACCAGCATAATAAAGAAAACCCATTTATGGAACTATACTTCCACTATGATTTGGGTAAGCGCAACTATCTATCACCACTTACTTTTGGTGAGCCAGATCCGGTACTCGAATTTGCAGAACAATTAAAATCATCAGGTAACTCTGACGACTGGAAGTTGGGAAAGAAGCTTGAGCCTAAGATGCGAACATACCTACCAGTATTAATTCGTGGGAAGGAATCAGAAGGTGTTAAGATGTGGGGATTTGGAAAACAAGTCTACCAGGAATTATTAACATTTATTGCTGACCCTGACTATGGTGACATCACAGATCCTACATCAGGCCGTGACTTAACAATCACTTATACTCCTCCAGAAGGAAGTGAAAGATATCCAAAGACCACTATTATGGTTAAGCCTAATGTTACACCTGCAACAGAAGATAAAAATGTTGCTGATATGGTAATGAATGGTCAGACTGATATCTTTGACATTTATAAGAAGTGTACATATGACGACTTAAAAGCTGCTCTAGCAACTTGGCTTAATGGTGGTGAAGAAGGTGCAGCTCCAGTCACAGCAGGTAAATCTGAAAGTCCATTTAAGGACACAGCAGCAGATGCTCCAGCCAGTGTCAAGAAGACAGACAACATCTCAGCTGCATTTGATGACCTATTTAGCTAAGATCTGAATGTCTAAAGCTCAAAGAACAGACGACTTGGCTAATTCATTAGCTGACTCATTAAACAAGAAGTTTAAGTCTTTCAAGGTTGCGTACTTTCTAGATGGTTCGGAGGATACTCCAACTGATCTAGGGGAATGGATTAGCACAGGTTCAAGTATATTGGACCTTGCTATTTCCAATCGCAAAAATGGAGGCTTACCTGTAGGTAGGATAACAGAATTGACGGGCTTAGAAGCTAGCGGGAAATCCCTGCTAGCTGCCCATCTTCTGGCAAACACTCAAAAGAAAGGTGGCTTAGCTGTCTATATTGATACTGAAAATGCAATGAATGAAGACTTTGCAAAGTGTATTGGTATTGACGTATCTAAGATGCTATATATTCAATTGGAAACGGTTGAAGATATTTTCGAAGTTATCGAGAATATTATTACCAAAGTTAGAGAATCAGATAAAGACCGTTTGGTTACTATCGTAGTAGATTCTGTGGCAGCAGCTACAACAAAAGTTGAACAGGCTGATGATTTCGACCAGACAGGTTGGGCAACCCAAAAAGCTATCATTCTTTCAAAAGCAATGAGAAAGATAACTCAGATGATTGGACGTCAAAGAATATGTTTGATATTTACAAATCAATTGAGAGTTAAGTTGGGTGCTATGTTTGGAGATCCTTATACTACATCAGGCGGTAAAGCTATTGGCTTTCATGCAAGTTGTAGATTAAGACTTAAAGCTGCAGGCCAAATCAAAGTCAAAGTGAATGGTAAAGACCAAGTCATTGGGATCAAAACCAAAGCTCAAGTAGTTAAGAACAGAATGGGTCCACCACTACGAACAGCAGAATTTAATATTCTATTTGACAGTGGTATTGATGACTATGGCTCTTGGCTACAAATGATGAAAGATGCAAAACTAGTAGCACAAGCTGGAGCTTGGTATACCTATACTGACGAACTAACTGGAGAGATTATTAAGTTTCAATCTAAAGAGTTCGAATCTAAAATATTAAATGACCCTGAACGGAAAGACCGGCTATATAATCAGATTTGCGATTCCATGATTATGGATTACAAGACTGATGCTATAGGTATTGATGACATTGAAATAGGCAATGACGATGTCCCACAAGGTTAAATATTTAGATATCCTAGCCAATCTAAAGGAGGAATCTGCCCCTAGGGGGCTTAACGACCGTGTGTTGTTGATAGATGGACTTAATACGTTTATCAGGTCATACACATGTAATCCAGCAACTAACGAAGATGGAATACATATCGGTGGTATAACAGGATTCCTCCTTTCTATTGGATATGCTATAAGGCATATTAAGCCAACGAGAGTTATAATCTGTTTTGATGGTAAGGGCGGATCTGCTAGACGTAAAAAGCTATTTCCAAACTACAAAGCCCAAAGAACAGTTAATAATCGCTTAACCCGAATAAATTCTAATTCGAGTGGTGAAGACGAACGAGTTTCTATGGGCCAACAAATACATAGACTGACTGAGTACTTGGAGCATCTTCCTGTTACTGTGATGGCTACTGAAAAGATAGAAGCTGATGATGCTATAGCATATATAGCAAAACAGATCCTGCCAGAAAGCCAACACTTTATCATGTCTACGGATACGGACTTCTTACAACTTATCAATGATAAGATAGCAGTTTGGTCTCCGACAGCAAAGAAGTTTTATTTCAAAGAAGATATGAAAGATCGGTTCAAGCTAAGGCCTGAGAACTATATTCTATATAAGTCTCTGACTGGAGACAAGTCTGACAACATACCAGGCATCAAGGGCCTTGGGCAAAAAACCCTAGAAAAACGTCTCCCAATGTTATTTGGAGAGACTATTGTTTCAATGGAAGATGTGATAGAAGATGCTAAGCAGAGGAAAGACGAAGCTAAAGTGCTAGACACTATAGCAGCCTCTGAAAAGCTTTTAGATCTAAATTTCCGATTGATGCAGTTACATGAAGTTGATATATCTGGAGTGGCTAAAGAATCCATTCGAAATATCGTAGAGCAGCCGACAGCCCGTTTGGCTCCATCCGAATTTTTAAAATACTTGCAAGATGATAGGATGAAGATAGTTAACAACCCAGAGTATTGGCTCAGGGACTCGTTTATTTATCTCGACACTATGGCAGGTTTAAAACAATAAGATATATATATGACCGATAGAATTTCCGATTGGGGCTATAACTTTCAAATAAAGTTAATCTCAGCTCTTTTCACCGACCGACTGTTTCTGCAACAAATTTCTGACATACTAGATGTTAAGTTTTTTGAGTCTGAATCAAACCAATTTATAATTGGCACAATAATGGAATACTTCCAAGAGTATAAAGATGCTCCGACTATGGAAGTAATGAAAGTCCAGTTGGGTGAAATCGAAAATGCTTTATTAGTTGAAACGATTAAAACCCATCTAAAGGATATCTACAAACAATTCGAGGCAACTGACCTAGAATTTGTTAAGACTAAAACCTTAGACTTTTGCAAAAATCAAGCTTTAAAAAAAGCCATAGTTGAGTCTGTAGATCTACTACAGCATGGCGAGTTTGATGCAATTAAAGTTAAGATTGATGATGCTATGAAAGCCGGGGTGGAAAAAGATCTCGGCCATGATTACAATACAGAAATAGCCTTAAGATATGAAGAGTCCGTAAGAAATACTGTTACAACTGGTTGGAGTGTTATTGATGACTTAGCTGATGGTGGACTTGGTAGCGGAGAACTAGGTGTGATAGTAGCACCAGCTGGTATTGGAAAGTCTTGGGCATTGGTCAATATAGGAGCAAATGCTGTTAAAGCGGGCCTTAATGTAGTCCATTATACTTTAGAGTTAAATGAGCATTATGTTGGCTTACGATATGACGCAGTGTTCACAGGAATATCCGCTCAAGATCTACGCTTCCACCAGGAAAAGGTTGCTAAAATGGTTGGGGAATTACCTGGCCAATTAACAATTAAGTACTACCCTACAAAGGGTGCTGGTGTAAACACGTTGGCTGCTCACCTAGAAAGATGCAGAATTAACGATAAGAAGCCAGATCTAATAATAGTAGACTATGCAGATCTTTTGAGAGGCCAAGGTAAAGAAAAGAGATTTGAGATTGGAAATATATACGAGGATCTCAGAGGTATGGCTGGGGAATACCAAATACCAATTTGGACAGCATCCCAGGCCAATAGATCTGCACTACAAGAAGATGTAATCCAAGCAGATAAAATTGCAGAAGATTATTCAAAGATTATGACAGCCGACTTCGTAGCGTCCCTATCACGTAAGATTGAAGATAAGGTTGCTGGAACAGGAAGATGGCACGTCATTAAAAATAGATTCGGTCCAGATGGCATAACACTTCCAAGCAAGATAAACGCTTCGAATGGCATGATAGAAATATTCGAAGCTAGTACATTGCAGGGCCAAGAGACCCAACAACAAATAAATGGAAGTAGCGAATTCATGAGAAAAATGTTGGCTCAAAAATTTACAGAATTAAATGAAGCAGATCCAAAGTAATATACACATATGTGGATATTTATTACTACACCAATTTACTAGAGGAAATATAGTTTATGAATATATCAAATAAAATCCTGTCTGATTTGACAGTGCATATGAAATATGCAAAATACTCCCCCGATGAAAATAGAAGGGAAACATGGGAAGAACTAGTAGATCGCAACAAAGCGATGCATATAAAAAAATTCCCAAACCTGGCTAATGAAATAGAAGAATGCTACAAATTTGTATATTCTAAAAAAGTATTACCATCTATGCGAAGCTTACAGTTCGGAGGTCGTCCAATAGAGATTTCCCCCAATAGGCTTTATAATTGCAGCTATCTGCCTATAGATCACATTGACTCTTTTAGTGAAACAATGTTTTTATTGCTTAGTGGCTGTGGTGTTGGCTATAGTGTGCAAAATCATCACGTAGATCAATTACCTCACGTTTTAAAGCCATTTCCAAAGCGAGAACGAAGATTTGTAATCGGTGATTCTATAGAAGGATGGGCAGATGCTATTAAGGTGCTTATGAAGTCATTCCTTGGAAACAAAAGAGGATCCAGAATTAAATTTGATTATTCTGATATCAGGCCCAAAGGAGCAATGCTAGTAACCTCAGGTGGAAAAGCACCAGGCCCTCAGCCTCTAAAAGAGTGCATTTTAAAAATAGAAGGTATTCTTGAGTCTAAGTTAGAAGGTGACAGGTTATCAACCCTAGAAGTACATGATATTGTTTGCTATATTGCAGACGCAGTATTAGCTGGCGGTATTCGCAGAGCAGCTCTTATTAGTCTATTTACGGCTACTGATGAGAAAATGATCTCTTGTAAATCTGGAAATTGGTGGGAACTAAACGCTCAAAGAGGCCGTTCCAACAATTCAGCAGTCTTAATGAGACATAAGATTACAAAGGAATTCTTTATGGACTTATGGAAGCGTGTAGAGCTATCAGGAGCAGGTGAGCCAGGTATTTATCTATCAAATGATAAAGACTGGGGAACTAATCCATGTTGCGAAATAGCACTCAGACCATATCAATTCTGTAATTTATGTGAGGTTAATGTTTCAAATATAGAATCTCAAGAAGATTTCAATGCGAGAGTTAAAGCCGCTGCATTTATTGGAACTATCCAAGCTTCATATACAGACTTCCACTACCTTAGGGAAATCTGGAAAGAGACCACAGAAAAAGATGCCTTGGTAGGCGTTTCAATGACTGGTATTGGCTCTGGTGAAGTATTAAAGTATGACCTTAAAAAAGCTTCAAGCGTAGCTAAAAGAGAAAATACTAGAATGGCTAAGATCTTAGGCATCAATCCAGCAGCAAGAATCACTACGGTAAAGCCTGCAGGAACAACGTCATTAGTACTGGGAACATCATCTGGGATTCATGCATGGCATAATACATATTATATCCGGAGACTCCGAGTTGGTAAAAATGAAGCTATCTATGGATATCTAATGGAATACCATCCGGAATTAGTTGAGGATGATTATTTCAGAGCACATGATACTGCAGTTATTAGCATCCCTCAAAAAGCTCCCAAAGGAGCAATCCTCCGTACAGAAAAACCTCTTGATCTATTAGAAAGGATTAAAAGAGTAGCTATGGAATGGGTTAAACCTGGACATAGAAATGGATCTAATACTCATAATGTATCTGCAACGGTTTCTCTTAAAGAAAAAGATTGGGAACCAGTTGGAGAGTGGATGTGGGAAAATAGAGAATCTTATAATGGCTTATCAGTATTACCCCATGACGGAGGAACATACGTCCAAGCACCATTTGAAGATATAACAAAGGCCCAGTATGAGTCAATGCTAGAGTCCTTAAATTCTATCGATCTTACCCGTGTAATTGAAATGGAAGATAATACAGACCTATCTGGAGAATTAGCTTGTAGTGGTGGAAGCTGCACAGTATAAGCTTTATGAGACGTGACGACTGGATAACGAGAATATATTACGGGCTATTGTGAAATACCCTGTGATATATTTTTTATATCGCCAATAGTTTCGTATATTTGTAGTATACAATAAATAAAAGTTATAGATGTTAAAATTAATTGAA